TGCAGAGTCAAGACTTCAACCAGCAATTGAAAATCCCATTCAAGCAGTACACAGGAACTGTGTAGGCACAGCCACTGTTCTTCAGTGTGCAAGAGAGGCAGGTGTTGAAAGATTTATCTACTCCTCCACTTCATCTGGTTATGGAAATAATTCTGTTCCCAATGTTGAAACTCAACCTGATGATTGCTTGAATCCTTACTCTGCATCAAAGATAGCAGCAGAGAAGTTTTGTAAGATGTACACCAACCTCTATGGTCTTGAGACAGTTGTTCTGAGATACTTCAATGTGTATGGCGATAGATCCCCCACAAGGGGTCAGTATGCTCCTGTGATAGGTATTTTCCAGAGACAGAAAGATGCTGGTGAACCACTGACCATTGTTGGAGATGGATCACAGAAGAGGGATTTTATTCATGTCAAGGATGTAGCAAGGGCAAACTATCTTGCATCTACCATGCCACTCAAAGGACATGCTGGTGAGGTATTCAATGTGGGTAGTGGTAAGTGTGTCTCTGTTCAAAGTATTGCTGATGCAATTTCTGATAATCAAACATACATTCCTAAAAGGTCAGGTGAAATGGATATGACATTTGCTAACATAAGTAAGATAGCAAATGTCTTGGGGTGGATGCCTGAGATTGATGTTCTTGATTGGATTAAGAAACAATGATAGGATTTGATTACCTTGGAAAGTTGGGACAGTTGGGAAACCAAATGTTTCAATATGCTGCTACCATGGGTATAGCAGATAAAATTGGAGTGGGATTTAAGATACCCAAACATGATGAGATCTTTGATGATGGTATTGGAAACAAACTACACATAGAACTCTTTGATTGTTTCAATATCAAACCTAACATTGGTTTCATCAACAGTGGAAAGGTATATCAACAATCTGGATTTGAATTTGATGATAGTGTTTTTGATATCAAAAATGATGATTTCACACTCCATGGATTCTATCAAACAGAAAAATACTTTATTCATATCCAAGATAAAGTCAGAAAAGAGTTTACATTCAAACAACACATAGTTGACGAATGTAAGAATATCATTGATAATTACTTTGATAATCCTATTTCCCTTCACATCAGAAGAGGTGATTTTCTCACAAACTCTGGAAATCATCATAACCAAAGTCTTGAATACTATGCTGATGCACTCAGTAAATTTGAGAAAGGTAGACAAGTTATTATCTTCAGTGATGATCCTGCCTGGTGTATGGAACAAGATCTATTCTCTGAAGATAGTTTTATTATTTCAGAACAGGCAGATTCATATCATGACCTATACATGATGACACAGTGTAATGATTTTATTATAGCCAACAGTTCATTCAGTTGGTGGGGAGCATGGTTAGCAAACAGAGGAAGAGTGATCGCACCAAAGAAATGGTTTGGTCCTAATAATGCACACTTAAATACTAAAGACTTGTATCCAGATCATTGGGAGGTGATATGACAGAATCAGTGGTAGATAAAAATAAATCAGTATTTAAACTCAGTGGCATTGGACCCATCTATGTTACTAATCTTGATGGACAACCAGAGAGATGGGAATACATGGAGGAACAATTCAAGTATTGGGAGATTGAGAATTACACACGTATCTCTGGGTATGATGGTAGAGATGATGATCTGAGTCATATCATCAAAGGTAGATATCCAGAGATGATGTCCTCTGGTGAGATTGGATGTGTTACATCACATCTCAAAGCTATTAAGCACTGGTATGAAACCTCTGACTCTCCTTATGCTATCTTCATGGAGGATGACTGCAGTCTGGACCTTGTTAAGTACTGGAACTTTACTTGGAGGGATTTCTATTGTAAACTTCCATATGATTGGGATGTTGTTCAGATAGCAATTATCTGCACTGGTGATGTCCATATCAAGATTCACAAGAGATTTGTAAATGAGTTTTCTACTGCCTGTTATATTATTAACAGACATCATGCTGAAAAACTCATTAGATTGCACTGTAAAGGTGACAAATACAAACTAGATAATGGTGTCAAACCAAGACCAGTAGCTGATGATTTGATTTACAATTCTGGAAATACTTATTCTATTCCTCTTCTCTTATACAAAATTGAGTTAGGATCTAGTATTCATCCAGAGCACATTGATGTTTTTCATAAGGGAAATTATAATGCTCAGTTTGGTTATTGGTCACAACAAGGTGCTCAAATGAAGATCCAGGATCTTATGGATTTTGATCCCTACCTAGGAAGAGTGGTGGAACCCTCACATAGTAGTGATAATACACCAAAGTCTTGACAAAATTATGGTAGGTATCTATACTAAATAAACAAAAGTAAAGAAATCTATATGTGTCCAAAGACAAACTCCGCAATTACTTGAGTAAGTCTTTCAATTTTGGTAGATTAACAAAGAAATAACCTCCTCAATTACTAGAGCAAGTTTCTATTCAATCCAAAATTTCTAAACAGAACCATGTCGAGGTTCTTCCATCTGCGGGTAATCATTCCGCAAGTAACTAAGGTAAAAAAAATGTTTAAATCTGTAATCGCAGCTCTTGCTGCTGCTCCTCTTTTCGCTGGTGCTGCCCTTGCAGGACCCTACGTCAATGTAGAGGCCAATGCTTCATATCCTGATGGAGAGTATACTTCAGCAGTTACCGATCTTCATGTAGGTGTTGAAGGTGGTTCAGGTAAGGTTGGATACTATGTCCAAGGTGGTCCTGCCTTTGTCCACAGTGAAGTTGCTGATGACACTGAGACTGAACTCTCAGGTAAGGTTGGTCTGTCCTATGCTGCCACAGAGGATCTGGGCATCTATGGTGAAATTGCAGGAATGACTGCTGGTGAGGACTCTGATGGTGATGAGATCATTGATTGGGGTGCTAAAGTTGGTGTGAAATATGCCTTCTGATAGTTGAAATATCTGCTATAATATAGGGGTCTGCGGACCCCTTTTTTTTATGAAAAGAATTTTAACCTCTCCAGTAACTTATTTCAATCTTTTAATTATTGGATTTCTTATTTTTGTTGGTGTTATGCACAACAACTATCATCATCGCATGGATGAAGATGTTCATGGTTATGTGAGAAAATTTTGTGAGAAGAATCCTGAGAAATGTCAGGATATCCTTGAAGGAGAAGACTACTAAGTATAAATTACTACACCTCCCCCTTGACAGGGGGATTTTTTTTATATATAATATGTAAAGATTCATTACAATTGGTAAATGACTGTAACAACTAATGAGCATGGTCAGCAAAATCTTTTTGCTAAGGAACCACAAATGTATGTTTCAAAATCAGATGCTGAGCGTTATGGTTATGAAACATATGCAGAGCGTGCAGAGAAACTCAATGGCAGAACTGCCATGGTAGGATTCTTTTTTGCTATCTTTTCCTATTCACTGACTGGAAATCTTTTCTTTGGTTTGATCTGATGGTAGAAACAATCTTTACTGTCACAAGTATTGCTTTTTTTGTGCTTTTGGGTTATTCTGTAGAACAGTTATCTGAAACATACTGATGTCTTGCCATTCACTCAAAGATGATATCACCACTGCTCTGATTGAACAATCAAAGGGCAACATCCAAAGGGCAAAGATGAATGTAGAAATCTACCTTCATAGTCCTGTTGGCATTGGTGAGCATTCAGATGTATTAGGTGCTATTCAAGAGCAGATTGACCTAATTGCAAAAGAAGAAGAACGTATCCAAGTTATTTCCAAGCACTTCACAGTTTAATTATGCAATCACCACTTCTTGAAATTCTTACTTACTATATTATTGGTGGTGCCCTTTTGATTGGTGCCCCAGGAGTATTCTTTTTTATTGTATTCATGCCAGCCCTTCAAAATACAAAGGGCAGAATGGTTGGATACAAAGATCACAAAACATACGGTGATTCTACAATCTATGAACTAGATGGTAGACGACCCACAAACGAAAACTTTTATCTTACACTACAGGAGACAGGACAATGAACGAAAAAGCAGAACGTATCAATGGTTGGGCAGCCATGCTGGGTGTTGTAGCAGCAATTGGTTCATATGCCTTTACAGGACAAATCATCCCAGGTGTCTGGTGATTGAGAATATGTTAGCACTATCATCAGGATTAATATTTGCCTGGGTTGTCTGGGCACTTACAAATAATGTTGATGATGATAATGATGGTCCAGGTGGTGGAATTATGTCTCCAGTTTATGAGGGTGCATAATAAATAACCCAGATACTCTAGTGCCATGCCTGCAGAAGTAAAGAAGGAAGACACAAAGACCAAAGGTCCCATTAGTAAACTAAAGGATAAATTAGATGACTCTGATGAACAGTTGGCGATTCTTTCTACTTTTGTTAGGCTTGGTATTCTTATTTGGAGTGGGGGAATTCTCACACTTGCGTACATCAAATTACCCCCTGCTTTGGGAATCCCAGAACAAAAACTGGACCCAACTTTCATCGCCTCGGTCTTCACTGGGGTTTTAGCTACTTTTGGGGTTCAGACTGCTAAGAAGAACGGAAATGGTTCTTCAGGTGGTGGTGGAGTAAGTAAGGCAGATCTGGAAAGACTGATAGCAGCTGCTGCTCAGACTGCACCAGCACAAACAATTAGGATTGAACAAGGACCAATTAAAATTGCTGGAGAACCACCTGTGGCATCAGCAGTTGATCCCAAAAAAGAGTCATGATATCCTAATAAAAAAAGTTTTAAGAAAAGAATAAACACCT